CAGGAAGTGCGGAATTGCTGACATGCTGGTGCGCGGCGAACCTCTAGACCAATACGGCGGCGACGAGTCCGCCATGACCGACGGCGTGTGGGCGGAGATCGGGGTCAATTGGTCCCTGTCGAATGCCAACCCGCGCACGGGCGCATGGCACCTTCGCATGGCGAACAGCAGCGCCGGACCCGCCCGGATCACCCTGGGCGCCGCAAAAGCTGTGGCCGGCATGGCGACGGCTGTCTTCCTGTCGGCGTTGCCATCCTCCGAATTCAATGTCGGGGTCGGCGGCGTGCCACCGGGCTTGATGATCCATCAGTACCGGTCGGCGTCTAACCAGATTCAGCTGTCGATCGCCATTGGCACCGACGGTAGTCTGGTGGTCTGGAGGTATGGCTTCTATGACGGCGGCGGCTCCGGCATCGGCGAGCTGATGTTCCGTTCCGACCAGTGCATCCGGGCCAATTCCTACCAGCACATCGAGAGCAAGATCGGCGTCGACCCTGTGGACGGCTTCGTGGAAGTCCGCGTCGATGGCGTCACCAGGGTGAACCTGACCGGCGTCAACACCGATCCATATGCGACTGGAGAGGTGAGCCAGGTGGCGGTGTGGAATCCTGGCGTGGGCGCGCCGGGTTGCGTCACCGACGTGTGCGACATCATCTGCTGGGACGACCAGGGCACGCAGAACAACGATTTCGTGGGCGACCAGAAGGTCTGGATGGTGCCTGTCGCAGGCGACACGGCGGTGGCCGACTGGACCCCATCCACCGGCGCGACCTCCTGGAACCTGCTGGACGAGACGCCCCCGAACGACGCAGACGGCATCTCGCTGACGGCCACCACCGGCAAGACCGTGCTGACCACCGCTGGCTCCCCGGCGGGCATGGTGTCTTGCATCGGCGCGGTGTCCTGGCTGCGCGGCAGCAAGGATGACGCCGGCGTCTGCGACCTGGCCCCTGGCGTGCGGCAGGGCGCGACCTATGGGGCAAGCGTGGGCCAGCCGATCACCACCTCAAAGCAGTACTATACGACGGTCTACGAGCTCGACCCGGTGTCCGGCCTACCGCCTTCGCCATCGGATATCGACACGCTCGAGCTGGTGGTGGAACGGACGGCCTAGCATGACCACCTCCGACGTATCGCAGGGCTTCCTGGCGGCGATCGGCGCGGTTTCGCCCGAGGCGGAAGTCAGCCAGGGCTTCCTGGCGGCCATAGGCGCCGTCCAGCCCGTCAACGGCGTGACCCAGGCCTTCCTGGCGGTGATCGGCCATTCCGTGCCCTGCGTGGCCCACCGCTGCCAGCTCTGGCGCATCGAGCGGCGCGACGGCGTGACCCTGCTGTTCACCTCGCACGATGAGGAAGTGACCTGGGGAACCGAGGTCTTCCGCAAGTGCAAGTCGCTGATGGAGTCGGCGTCGGAACAAGCTTCCGAGCTGGGCGCCGTCGGCAACATCGAGCTGCAGGGGATCCTGTCCGATGAAGCGATCAGCGAGTCTGACCTCTACGCCGGCCTCTACGACGACGCCTTCATCGAGGTGTGGGAGAAGTCCTGGGACGACACGACCGACACCATAAAGCGCATCGCGGCCGGGTGGGCAGGCTCGCCCAGCCACGGCGAGGACGGTTTCAAGGTGGAGGTGCTGGGACCTGGCGAGCGCATGCTGCAGCAGCCGCTGCTGCGCACGATTTCCCCAGGCTGCCGCTGGGAGTTCGGCGGCCCGGAATGTGGGGTCGACGCCGAGGCGCTGAAGATCGCCGGCGTGGCCGTGACGGCCGTCACGTCGCGGGCGTTCTTCGTCTGCGACGCGGTGGACCCCATGGCCGCGGCGCAATGGGACCGGGGCAAGATCAGGTGGCTGACCGGCGACAACGCCGGCACGGTCTGCGAGGTCAAGACGGTCGATTTCGCCACCGGCGTGGTGGTGCTCTGGCAACCCTCTGGCTTCGTGGGCCAGGTCGGGGATACCTTCGACCTGCTGCCCGGCTGCGACCTTGCATACGACGGCGGCTGCACCGTCTATGACAACAAGGTTCGAAATGGTGGATTCCCCGACGTTCCAGGAACCGACACCATCAGCAAAACCCCTGAGCCCAAAGCGGAGTGAGGTGCTGGAAGAGGCGCGGCGGTGGTTGCGCACGCCGGTGCGCCACCAGCACGCCATCCTAGGCCACGGCGTCGATTGCTGGAACCATATCCGAGCGGTCGGCGAGGCCTGCGACGTCCTCACGGTCAGGCCCAACGCCTGGGAGCCGTTCGCGGCCTACGGGGAGCAACCCTCGCCGCGGCTGGTCATGGGCGTCGCCGAGACGTTCCTGCGCCCCCAGCCCAAGCCCCGGGTGGGTGATATCGCGCTGATCGAATGGCGGCCTGGCCTCACCATGCACTTCGCGATCCTGGGCCAATACCGCGATCGCCTCACGCTGGTGCATGCCTATAAGCCAAGGCGAGAGGTGGTGGAGCACGGCTTCGTGGCGGAATGGCCCGGCCTGGTCCATAGCTGGTGGCGATATCCACGCTTGCGGGGCGCGTGATGGCCAATCTCATTCTGCAGTTCGCGGTGTCCTACGTCGTCGGCCGGCTCACCGAGCCGAAGGCTCCCAGGCTTGGCGACCGCACGGGCTTCCGCGCCGATTATGGCGGCGCCATTCCCCTGATCTTCGGGCCGGAGGTGCGCGCGACCAACGGCACGGTGATCTGGGCCACCGAGATCCAGGAGACGGTCCACAAGCACAAGCCCGCGCTCGACTATCTCTTCGGCATAGCCGGGGCCCTGCTGCCGAAGCGGAAGACCTATACCTATAGCATCAGCTTCGCGATGCTGATGTGCGGCAACCCCATCCGGCGGCTTCGCAAAATCTGGATGAATAAGAAGCTGGTGTTCGACGCCGGCGTGTCGACCGCGCTGGTGTTCACGAAGGCCGACGGCACGCACTCGCTGATGGATACGGTGCGGGTCTACCAGGGCACCATGACCCAGCTGCCCGACCCGACGATCGAGGCCGTCAAGGGCATGGGCAATACCCCGGCCTATCTGGGCTGCGCCTATGTCGTGATCGACCAGCTGCAGCTGGAGACGTTCAACAATGGGATTCCCAGCTCGATTGAGCTGTTGGTGGAAGAGGCGACCGAGTGCAAGTTGTACCGGGTGTCGTCGGCCATGCTGTCGGCCAGCGGCATCGACGTTAACACCGTCTCCACCACCTCGCTGACCCAGACCGTTCGCGGCTTCGTGGTGGACCAGCCGACCACGGTCGCCGACGCCTTCAGCCCGCTGATCCAGGCCTATCAGTTCGACCTGGCCGACGCCGGCGGAACGTTGCGCATGGTGAGCCGTGGGCGCTACCCGCGCACGGTGGTGCCTTATTCACAACTGGCAGGGCATGATCGTAGCGCGGAACGGCCGGAGGCCATCCGGTGGACCCGCGAGACGGAAACGAAGCAGCCGCGCGAGGTGACGGTCAACTATTACGACCCCGCCCGGGACTTCCAGCCGAACGCGGCCGTGACCCGGCGGTCGGCCGGATCCGCGCAATCGAACATCGTGCTGAACACAGGCCTGACCCTGACGGCCGACGAAGCCCAGCGGTGCGTGGACGAGGTGCTCTGGGAGGCCTGGAGCGGCCGGCAGACGGCGACCACCACCACGGACGAGACGCGCGACGATATCGAGGCCGCCCAGGTGCACGCCTTCCTGTCGCCGAACGGCTGGGACACCTATCGGGTGGTGCGCCGCACGAAGGGCGCGAACAACGTCATCAACCTGGAGCTCCGCGCCGACCGACCGCTGATCTATGGCGACGCCCTGCCGGGCATCCCGGCGGCGCTGCCCGGCCAGGAGGTGGTGCTGCCCGGCGTGCTCAACGACCCCATCTTCGTGGAGCCGCCCTCCAGCCTCGCCCCCGGGCAAATCTGGGTCGCGCTGTCTGCGCAGAAGGTCGGCGGCGGGGCGGATCCTGACTTCGGCGGGGTCAACGTCTGGGTGGCCACGGCCGACGTGGAGGCCGACTATCGCAACGCCGGCGCCTCGAACGCTGCGGCATTCACCGGCGAGCTGACGGCGGACCTGGCGGCCTATGTCGGCGCCAATCCCGACGGCGCGTCCACCATGTCGGCCGACCTCACCGAAAGCGCAGGGCAGCTCGAGTCGATCAGCGCGGCCGACGCGGCCACCGGCGGCATCAACCTCGTGTGGGTGGACGGCGAGTTCCTGACCTTCCAGACCTCGACTCCCACGATGGCCTTCAACTACGACGCCACCGACCTGTGGCGCGGGCTGCACGGGACCACGGCCGGGCTGCACGCCGACGGCAGCCGGCTGGCGGTGCTGGACGACGCCATCTTCCGGTTCGCCATCCCCGCCGAGATGCTGTCGGCCGGGACGCTGTATTTCAAGTTCCCCCAGCTGGGCCAGGCGCTCGCCGACGTGCCCTCCTGGCCCTATAGCCCGGCGGGGACAGGCTATGGCGGCGGTGCCGGCGGCGTGCCCACGGCGCCCACCGGCGTGGCGCTCACGCCCGGCGCGCAGTCCATGGCGATCGCCTGGGCGGCGAACCCCGCCACCGACAACGTGACGGCCTACGAAGTGTGGCGCGCCGCGGGCCTGGGCGGCCTCTTCGGCGCCGCCGCCAAGGTCGCCACGGTGGGCGGTCTAGGCTGGACCGATACCGGCCTGGGCGTCTCGACCGCCTACACCTATTTCATCGTCGCCGTGAACGCGGTGGGATCGTCTGGCCCGTCGGCGGCGGAGGACGACACCACCACGGCCGTGGCGATCGGCGGCGGGACTTCGGCGGCGATCACGGCCTCGCAGACCCTGGCGGCGGGCGACCTGGTGAACCTGCACACGGTCGCGGGCGCCATCCGCATGCGCCTGGCCGACGCCACAGACACCACGAAGCCCGCCGACGGATTCGTGCTGGCCGCCGTGGTGTCTGGCGCGGCCGGGACCTTCCAGGGCCCTGGCCAGATCAATGACCAGGTCGCAGGCCTGACGCCTGGCGCGACCTACTGGCTTTCGGAGTCGACTCCGGGCGGCTTGACCAACGCCGCGCCAGCCACCAGCCTCAACGGCAACCAAATCGTGGGCAAAGCCCTGTCGGCGACCAAGCTGCTGTTCTCTCCGCAACCCATGTTCGAGGCCCCCTGATGATCAAGCCCCTGCGCGCCCTGCAGGCCGCCGTCCTGGCGCTGCTGCTGGCCTTCCCCGCCGCCGCGGCCGACGTGAAGCCGGTGATCAATGTCAGCGGGCAATTGCGCCCGGTCCATTCGGGCGAAACCGTTGGCGTGGCGAACGGCGGCACCAGCGCCACCACGCTGACAAACCATGGCGTGGTGATCGGCCACGGGACCTCCGCCCTGTCGGCGACCACGGCGGGGACATCAGGCCAGGTCCTGACCAGCAACGGCGCCTCGGCCGACCCGACCTTCCAGGCGGCGCCGGGTGGCTCGCCGGGCGGTTCAAGCGGCCAGATCCAGTATAACAACGCGGGCGCCTTCGGCGGCTTCACGGCCGGCGGAGACTGCACCTTCAGCGTTCCGAACTTCACCTGCACGAAGACCGGCGGTGTCAGCTTCGCGGCGTCGGCGACGACCGACACCACCAGCGCCTCGAACATCAGCTCGGGCAGCCTCGCCCTGGCGCGCATCGCGGCGATCGCGAACAACACCGTGCTGGGCAACGCGTCGGGCGGCTCCGCCACGCCCTCCGCGCTGGCCGTGCCCAGCTGCAGCGGGGCGACCAACGCCCTGACCTGGACCAGCAGCAGCGGCTTCGGCTGCAACACGATCTCCGGCACAGGCACCGTGACGACCACGGGGTCGCCAGCAACTGGCGACCTTGCGAAATTCTCCGGGGCCACGTCGATCACGAACTCGACCGTCAGCGCTTTCCTGGACAGCGAGTTTTCGTCCACTCAAGGTTCGGTCCTCTACCGAGGCGCCTCCGCCTGGGCGGCGCTCGCGCCAGGGACATCAGGCTATGTGCTGGTGACGGGCGGCGCAGGGGCGAATCCATCCTGGCAATCCGTCACCAGCGGAAGCGTGAGCGGCTATTCCTCCGGCTCTTGGACTCCAGGGATCGCATGGGGCGGCGGCACGACCGGACTCACCTATACGGCGGTTGTTGGCCATTACATCAGGATCGGCAACCTGGTGATGGTCCAGGGCCATTTCACGATCACAAACCTTGGATCATCGACCGGCAACGCCACGATCACCGGCCTTCCCTTCACCAGCAAGAACACGACCAACTTCTCCCAGGCCGGGACGATCGCCCTGAATTATCTCGGAACCCAGACCCTGAACGCCTGGATCCCGCCCAACTCCACGACCGTGACGGTCTGGTCGCCAGGTCCCGCGACCTTCGCCACGAAGGGCAATTTCAACACGAACGGCGAAGTGATCTTCGGCGCAGTTTATGAGTGTGAGCCCTAGACGTTAGCGCACTTGCGCGCCGGACCCGCATAGGTTCAATTCCCGGTGGGCGTTCGCCCATGTGGAGCTGATCGCCGATGCCCCCTTGGATGCCCGTCGTCGCCACCGTATCGCTGGGCCTGGTGGGTCTGGCCGTCCAGGCGTCGCTGCTGGCCTACTTCCTGGGCAAGATGAAAGAGCACCAGGACTCCTCGGCCGTGCTGGTCCAGGTGTTCCGCGAATTCACGCAGGCGGCCATCGACGCCCTGGTGCGCCGGCTGGACACCGTGGACGAATTCTCCCAGGGCATCCGCTCGGATCGGGCGGCGTTTCTGGTGCGACTGGAAGGCGTCGAGCGCAACACCGAAGGGCTGCAGGTGCTGCGCGAGACGATGGCGGGGTTTCGAGCCACGTTCGAAGCCGCGAAAGAACGCCAGGAGGCGGATGCGGCCCACATCGCCAGGTCACTGGAAAGTCTGCAGCGGCAAATGGCCAGCTTAGCGTCTGGTGGCGGCGGCAGGCTCGTCCAGCTGGGCGCTGATAAGGGGGAAGGCTGATGTCGCGTCACCGGGAAAACTTCTGGTCAGAACGCATGGTGTTCGGCGGCCTGATCATCGGCGGTTATCTGCTGCTACTGGGCACGGTCAGCTTCTTCCCGCTGCCCCCAAGGGCGGAGAACCTTGTCGCCCAGGGCCTTGGCGCGCTAGGCGGGGCGCTGGGCGTGATCGTGGCGGCCATCTGGAAGACCGACAAGTCCGACCGCGAACAGACCCAGGCCCTAACCGCGCTGGCCACCCAGGGCACCGGCGTGGGCCTGCAGGTGATACCGCCTGCCGCCGGCGAACCGCCGGCCGCCGCGATCCTG